CCATCTAATTTAATGTCAAAAGGATCGAATTTAGTATTTAAAAATTCTAAACCAGTAATACACGCCATCATCATTTTTCCTTGAAATTTAATAGCATTTGTTCTCTCTTTTTCCGCAATAATAGTTTCATATTCGCCTATCATTTCATTTAAGTTGGAGTCCATATTGTAACGCTTGCTTAGCGATACGCCTTTCTTTTCTAATTCATCTAGCTTTCGTAAATATTTGAATTTTTCTTTTAATTCCTCTTCTTTTGTTAATTCGGGTTTTTGCTGTGTTTTGTCCAAATTAACAGGAATATTATTAAATTTGCCAAAACCGTCCCATGTTTTATTTTCATTCATATTTGCTGTAGATTTTCCAAGGTTTATATTATCGGTGTCGTTGTTTTTTGTAACAGGCTTAATTTGCGCACCATTATTTTTGGAACCACCAAAAAGGTCACCAAAAATAGATTTTTTTTGCGCACTTCCGGAGTCTTGCTTATATTTTATTTCTTTACTTGTGCTAGTATTGTCTGCACTAGCGCTAGCACTAGCATTAGCACTCTCATTGTCAATATTTGCAATGTTAATATTTTCCTTAGTCGATTGATGATAGCTAGTAGTATCAGAGAGCTCGTTTAATTCATTTTCTAAATTTGTAATGTCTTCAATGTCAATAGAAGATGAGAACTTTTTATCACCTTTATTTTTTTCATTCATTAATAATTCTATGCCACCTCCAAAATTAGCAGATTTTCTAGTTGAACTAAGTTCTTCAATGCGGTCTTCGTAGGGTTCGCTAATTTTAAATTCAGGCAACTGAATACTTTCTATATTTAAAAAATCGGGCTCAATTTCAACAATATTCATGTAATCTATTATGTTTTAAATAGAAGATTAATTTTTAAATACTCCGCAATATATAATATATATTGTATATTGTATATTGTATAAACTAATAATTATAGTTTAATGCTTTCTTGTTTATTATCCAAATAATAAATTCCTTGAAGCAAGCAATCCGCTAAATCGTCTTTCTTTGAATGCTTAGTAAAATAAGTAAGCTCAGGCAACATATTTTTATTTTCTAATAATTGTTTAGTATATACTATGCTTAGTTTTTTTCTCTCGTTATAGGAAACCTTTTTATCTTTATCTAGATCTTTATCTTTATTTAAAAAGGCTTTTAATTTATTTGTTGCAGAAATGAATACTATATTGTGGTTGTTACAATCAATAAAATATTGAGAGATCATACCTTGTAGCGACTTCATTCTATTAGCAATAGGACTAATTTGATTTTCGATTATAATTTGGTCTATACTAGTAAGGTCGTAACTATTAAACAGTTCATTGAGTTCGTTTTTAAGACTTATACCCAAATCGATGAGATTAACATTATTGGCGTTTATTGTTTCAATAGCCTCAAAGCAAGTAGTGTTTGCATAGTCTTCTATTGTTTTTATTAAGCTAGATTTATTTATAGGTTTTTCTACTTTTAAATCGTATTTTTCAACCAATATTGAGAGATTTGCTACTGACTGCTTATGCAGGGTTTTTATATTACATAGTGGTAAGCTATATTCGGTCTTCTTTGTATGATTTTTGCAATAAAAAGTATCATTTTTATGAAAACAAGCCTGTTTAGAGCACGTGTTAGTGGAGCATGGAATAAACTTATTGCATAGGTTTATAACGTCCCATTTAATAATTGTAAAACCTTGCGAGCCATTTACAATAGCATTCGCATTCGCATTCGCATTAGCATTAGTAACCTCTAAAATAACATATGCCAAATTTTTAATGCCAATATCAATACTTAAAATTTTCATAGTATTATTATATTAATAGAGTTTTTATATTAATATAAATTAATTTATGTTTATGTTAAAATTAGCACCAGTCATATAATTTGTTGCTAATCCTTTAAATTGTTTTCTTATATTCTATTTAGCGTAATGCCGCTTTACATATGTTATATTGTATTCTATTTAAATAATAGACTATTAGCGCATATATTAAAGACACAATATATAAGCCCATAACATAACCGGAGTCTTTTCTAAATAGTCCAAGCATTAAGCCAGCAAAATTAAAAAACACTAACAGTACTGCAAATATTCCAAAAACATAAAATAACATACAATAATTTTTGCCTAACGGCGCCATCAAACTATCAAAAAATTTCATTTTATAATAATAATATAATATAATAAAAATTTAATATTTTATATTTTAATATTTAATATTTTAATAATTTTTATTTTTATTAAATTATTGTTTCTAACTTATAAAGTTATTAGCGCAATGTTACAATACATATTGAATAATAAATTCTTAATGTGTAATACATTAATATGTTACTTAAGAAAGACATAAAATATGCTCCCATTGCATAGCCTGAGCGTTTTCTAAATAATCCCATTATAAGACCACCGAGAGCAAATAAGGCTAGCAATAAAGTTAATAATCCTAAATAATAAAAGAACATACAATGATCTTTGCTTAGCGGAGACATCAAACTATCGAAAAAGTTCATTTTATAATAATAATATAATAAAATATTTTATAATTATAAAATAAATCATAAATAAATAATAAATAACTAAATAATAAATCATAAATAAATAACTAAATAACTAAATAAATAAATAATAAATAACTAAATAACTAAATAACTAAATAACTAAATAAATAACTAAATTAATTAGGAGTTACAACATATTTTGTAACATGCTTTTGAGAGTCTAGCTTTTGCCTAGATAAATATAATTCTTTTAAATCACTTGTTTCATAACCATATGGTCTAATATTTGATAATGTATGATCAAATATATATGGAGTAGCTTTATTTATTTCTAAATTTGCTTTACTATAATAAGGACACACACTGCATTCATTGCACGAATTTAATTGATTATTGCTTATAATAGATTGTGCATTAATTTGTAAATAATGCCTATAGTCACTATTAGTTTTAATATTATTATTTCGTTTAAGCATTTCATCGTTTAACACTGACGAATAATAATTGCTAAATAATCTAGTATCGTCCATTAAAGGCGGAAAATTAGTATTTATATTATTTGTACCCTTAGAACACGAACCATAAGACATATTATAATATATATAATTAAAATTATTATATTTTAAAATTATTATATTTTAAAATTAAATTAACGTTTATTGTTTATTGTTTTAATAAATAATAAACTATTTGTATAATTATGCGTTTTGTATAATTTTTATTAAATCTGCTTTTTTCATTTTCTGTGCTGTTTCATTGTCTATTAAATTTCTTGTAACAGCAATTGTTTTTAAATCGTCCACTTTCATTTTTGAATAATTTTTCTTAGTAACTCCACTATCAACAACATCAATAGCAGCATCTGTTTCAATATCAGGAATTTCAATAGAATTTAAATTAATAATTTTCGAATTAGTGTTTAAATCTATATTAAATGTATCTAAATTTACTGGTAAGTTTTTAATAAATGTTTCATCGTCGCTATTTGAAAAGTAAGGTTTATTTAAATCAATCTCTTCAAAATCTCCTAAATCTTTTAGATTTTTTTCAAAGTCTTTTTTACTTAATGTTAATAGTTTTTCTAAAACTGCTTCTTTTTCATTTGCATTGCTTACATCGTTTGCTTCGCTTACAATTGCTTCGCTTACAATTGCTTCGCTTACAATTGCTTCGCTTACAATTGCTTCGCTTACATCGTCTTCTTCGTCTTCTTCGTCTTCGTCTTCGTCGTCTTCATCTTCGTCATCTTCATCGTTTGCTTCGCTTATATCGTCATCTTCGTCGTCTTCATCATCTTCATTTGCTTCGCTTACATCGTCTTCATCTTCATCATCCTCATCTTCGTCTTCATCATCATCGCTTACATTTGCTTTGCTTATATTTGCTTTGCTTATATTTGCTTTGCTTATATGCGAATTTGTATTTTCAACATTATTTACTATATATTCATTTTCAGAATATTCATCTTCAGACACATATATTTTATCGCCTAAATTAATTTTTTTAATTTGCTTAGTTTCTTCATTTTCAAATTTATTTTTACTGTATAAAGAATTAATGCTTTGCATTTGAATATTGTAATTTAAAATAAAACTTTGCAATATTTTTCCGTGCTCAATTACGCTTCGCTCTAATAGATTAATTCTACGGTAGCTATATAACATAATTGAACCGCATACTAATAATATAATACCAAATGTTAATAAAAAACTAGACCCTACGAATTTAAATAAGATTGACATTATTATTAATGTTTAACTATATTATTTTAAGTATTGTTTAACGAATAATTATTATTTATTTGTATTTATTTGTTGTATTTATTTGTTGTTTTATTTCATATTTGTTATAATAGTATCGGGATATTCTAAATCTTTTAGAACTTTTAGTGCCCCTTTAACCTTTGAAATACCCTTTTTAATTTTATAGGTATACTCGAAGTCATCTCCGCTTGAATTTGTCTTAACATTCATATAAAAATTGTTGTTTTGCTTGGTTAATTTTTTGCATAATTTATTATAGTGCGTAGTTAACATATAATCGATATTTTTCAATTTATTTAAATGATTTAAGTATCCATAAGCAGTAGTTATTGCCTCGTCTGGATTAGTTCCACTATAAAGCTCGTCAAATACGCAAAAATGATTTTTGTCTTTATTAGTCTCAATAAGTTGTAGTATATTTTTACATTGTCGCGCTTCAGCTTGATATAAACTGTCACGCCCTCCTGTGTCAGGAATGTTAATATAACAATGAATATAATCATATACTTTAATTGAAGCGCCCTCAAAAAACCCGCATCCTATTTGTTGGCATAATAGTATATTAAATAATGTAGACTTTAATAGTGTCGTTTTTCCGGAGGCATTTGGTCCCGTAATGATTATATTTTTATCTAACTTATACGAATTCTTCACAATCTTAAGCTTAGGCTTTTCAACGGTTTCAATATTATTTAAATTAGCAAAATAAGCATTGTCAAACTTGCTTGGCTTATTATTATTATAAGTGCAATAGTTCATAACTTTATTGCCAATATACTTTTGTAGCGTTTCAATATTTTTAACATAACCATTAAATCCAAAAGAGAAATATAAGCTTCCAATAAAGCTGTCATTTCTATTTAAAAAATAGAAACATTTCATTAATTGACCAAGTTCAAACAATTTGTTAATTTTTAAAGAATAAGGAGTTAATTTACTTAATTCATATAAGTAAGATTTAAAAATTGCGATGTTTTTTGTAATGCGCTCATTAAATAATTTATAATGGAGTAAATCTTTTGTAAAACTCAAAAAATGTTCGTAGCTCTTCAAAGTATCCAAAATATATAATTTTACATCTTGCAATGTATTGTGCATATATTTAATATTACGGAAATATTTAATGCACCCATTTATGTTCAAATACAATTGAAAAACATAAAATCCAAAACTAAAAAATATATATATTTTATTTGTCAAATTAGTTTCACTTAGCGAACTAAATAGCTTACCTATAATATGATTAGAAAATACGCTCCTTAAGTGATCAAAATATAACTTTAGTGTAATTTTATGTCCTTGTAATTTGATTATAAAAAACGGTAATAGCATAAATAGGATTGGAATTGCTAAACTTATAACAGGGGTTGAGAGATTATATATGCTTAGTGCTTGCAATACAATACTGTTATTATTAAATTTATGTAGTATTGGCATATCAATATATTGATAATTACTTGTAAATCCATTATCATATATAATTTGCTCACAATTGTTGTAAAGTGTTGTGTTTTTGCATACTGTTGGACTTAGATTTAGGTCAAAGTCGACTTTTTTCAATGGACTGTAATTTTTAATCAAGTCTTGAGTTTCTGATAAAAATTCTTTATTATTTGTATAGTATTTACTCCACTTATTAATAATATTTTTCTCGAAAATAGTTTTAGGATCAAAAACGTGATAATATAAATTATAATTAGCATCATTTGTATTAGAAATATCTAATAAATTAGTCGCATCAGTCGCATCAGTCGCATCATTAGGGTAACTAGGATTAGCTGCCGGATTAACCTTTACTAGTTCTAAATCATTAATAATATTGTTATTAATGACAAATAATGAATTTGCGTCTAAATATTCTATAGGTAACTTAAAAGCGTCCATATATTTATCTTTAGTGTTATATTCGCCTTTGTCATAATAACTTATTAAGGTTCTAATTAGTTCCATAATATATTTATAAAGAGTAAATACTTTATAAATATTAATATAACGAAAATAATTAAAAGAATAACATTAAATTTAATATTATTAACACTATTAATGATTATTTATGACATATCATTTATTGCTAGTTATTATAAATCAATAGAGCACGAAAAGCTAGATAGTGCTATTCAAGATTTATTAAATAGCGTATTAGAGCATGTTAATAATGATATATTATTAAATACTTTTGAAATAGATAACGATAACAAATTTAAAAAGAAAAATAAGTTTAAAAAATATGATTCTAACTCTAATAGCTCTAATAATAGCCTTAGCAAAGACAATTTTATTTTAAGTAGAACCAGCAAAAACACTTATGTTAACACTAAAAAAAAATGCGCCGAAGACAAAAGCAAGTTGGACACTATTAAAAGCAACATTAAAATAATATTAAACAAATTATCGCCTGCGAATTATAGCAAATTAGAAACCGAATTTCTAAATATTTACAATGATTTAATTGAGCAAGACAATAGTGAAGAAAATGCAATTATTGATAATTACATTATACAGCATATATGTTATAATAATTTATCTTATAGCACTATATATGTTAATCTACTTTTTGCATTATTAATTAATTATTATGTTAAAGATTGTAACTTTGAAAATATATATATATATAACTTACTTAAAGAAAAATATGAAGAGCTGTTAAAACTAGAGCACATTATTAAAAATAATATAGACGACGATGAATATACTATTAACAAAAATAATGATAAATATAAATGTTTCATTATTTTTATAATAAATTTTAATAAGAAAATTGCTAATTTTCAGTCTGGCTTAGAAGCTGGCAAAAATGACTATGTTAAACAGTTATTTATTAACTGCAATGTAATTGAAGAATTTGTAAGCTATTTTAATACCTTTTTTATTACTAATTTAAAAATAGAAAAAAATAACAGTTATTGCGAAATCATACTTGAGTTTTTAATGTTAATTTACAATGAATTATTTAAAGACCCAACACTAATGAAAAAAATAGATCATTGTTTGCATTTATATAATACTATTAAAACACTCGCGTCCAATGAATGCAAATATGCTAATTTTACAAATAAGATTAAATTCAAATTAATGGATATTGAAGACAAGTATAAAAAATATGTATTGTAATTAAGTTTTACGTTTTACGTTTTACGTTTTAAGTTAATTATGTTAAATAAACATAATTAATTTATATTAGTTTATATTAGTTTAAAATATGTTATTAAAAATATGTAATATATAATATATTATATAATAATGATTAATTCAAATCTAAAAAAAGAGGTTCGCTATAATGTAACAAATAATATAGATAAATCAGATTTAGATAAAGAGGCATACGTGTATAATGCAAAAATATATAATAAGCATATTAAATTTGTTTTGGGTGCTCCTAATTTCGAACATTTAAACAGTAAAATTATATTTTTTAACATCTATTTAGTAAATAATAGTTCAATTGTGTCTAAAATTGGTATATATGAAACAAATAATAGTGACTATAATTCTTTATTAGATCATAATGGAGACATTGACTTAAACAAACTTAGTGACCCAATTATGTTTCCATATTCCAAATCATTAATTATGAACAATTATGATTTGATTGATGATTTTGAAACAATGTCTAATGCTCCTAGCGAAGACGACACCAATACT